ACCACAGCGAAGGGTGGCACTTAATGACGTGATTGCTAACTTTGCTACCCGAGGTTCAGAAAACCAGTTTGTTCAGATTGAGCAGCTCCAGAGCGGGCATTACATTTCCGGGGTTGCTGGTGGCACTGCGAATGCACTGACGCTGGAGCTTCCGGCCACGTATTTTGTTAATGGTGCGACCGGCTGGACATTGCGGACGCCGATTGTCGTTTACCCGACGCAGAATAATACCGGGCCGAGTACATTGCAGTTGACGATGGGCGGTCGCGTTCTGGGGCGTTCAAACTTTATAAAGGGAACAAGACCGAACTGGTCGCCAACGACATTCAGAAAGATGTTGGTCTGATGTGTCTTCTGGATAACACCAAAACGTTTTTCAACGTGACCAATCCGGGGGCTATTTATGCTGGTTTGGGTACAGCTGCATATCGGGATGTAGGAACCAACCCTGGTAATGTGATGGAGGTAGGTGCCGGCAGGCTTCTGGCTGGTACCTTTATCAGCGATGCAGCCGACAAAACTTCAATTGGCGCGCGGGCAGCTACTGGATGTCAGTTCATGCGCGCACATCAGGCTCCTGATGCACCAGACCAGGTTAGCTTCTGGCAAATTATCAGTCTGAATGAGGTTATGAGTCCCACGTCCGTGGTGGATGTGCTGGCCATCAGTGGCAATAACGTATTGTTTGGTCATGGCACCGGTGCGGGAATTACTTCGTGGCGTCATGTGGCGATGCTGGAAGGCGCTGCATTTACTGGGGATATTTCTGCACCAAATATGCATGGCAGTACATCTGTCACTGTTGGCGACGGCACAGGGGGAATCGTCGCGGGTAGTGTCGATGGTGCAGGGTTTAACGGCAACAACCTGAACATTAAATCATGGAATGGTATCGGTTTTTTGAATTCTTCAGATGGCGTCACCCGTGCTTACATCAGCACCAAACTCGGCGTTATTGCAGCAAGTGATTATGTTTATGCGGGTGATGCTAATCTCTATAAGAACGGTGATGTGTATGGTAACCAGTGGAGTACTGGGAGCGGACCGAGTTGGTTGAGCCTGTTTCTGGCAGCAACATTCCCGTCTAAGACCGATGTGAGTGTAGCTCTGGCGGGTAAACCAGACCGGGTGTTCATCACTCATGTCGGCGTTTATAACAACGACAAAACAAAGCCATTCATGCTTCATGACGATAACAGTGGAATATTCCTAGCCCCTTCGTCCTCAGTACACCTCGATGCAAATGGTTGGCATAGGGATGCCTCCACAGGACTGATTACTCAGTGGGGTTCTGGCAATGTCGCTGGCGGTCAACAGCAACGAGTTAACTTCCCAATGACATTTCCCAATACCTGTGTGACTGTTGTTGCCAATGATATAGGAAGTGGCACACTAGCCCTATCAACTATGTCAAAGGATACTGGCGGTTTTACTGTTAAGGGTTCTTCAACAACATTTGGCTTCAACTGGTTTTCAATGGGATACTGACATGCCACAAGAAAGCAGAAATAATATGTATATTTACGATGCCAAAACAAATGGCTTTTATGCGGTCTTGCTTAAAGAAAGCTATGAGTTGGCAGGGACATGGCCAAAGGCTGGAGTAGAAGTTACTGAAGAAGAGCACAAGGCTCTGATGGATGGCCAGTCAACAGGAAAAGTAGTTTCAGCCGATAGTGAAGGTAAGCCGGTTCTTGCTGATATAGAGATTGATTATGTTGCTTTAGCAACAGCAGAACGCGACAGGCGCTCGGCTGCTGTCACGGCAAGAATCAATGAACTTGTCGAAGCTCAGGATGATGGCGATATTACTGATGCTGAACAGCAAGAACTTGCCGCTTTACGTGATAGCCGCACAAAACTACGTCGACTAGATTTAACTAAAGCACCTGATATTGACTGGCCAGATTGTAAGATTCAGCCAATTAATTAATCTAAGAGGGTTGGGGCTTGCGCCCCAATTCATAATTACTATTTTACTATCTTATTTCCTATTTTGTTAAATAAGAACTCTGATCCCGGTTTTGTTAAGTGTCCCCAGTCTACCGCTGTTAGATTATCAAGCCCATCACTAACCCTCGTTAAGCACCCATTTTCATTGCACAATGCCTTGAATGCTGATATGTATTCAACACCCATCTTAGGTATTTCTGTGGAGAAATAATCGTCCCACAACTTAACGTCCTTACTAAGTTTGTAGGACATATAAGCAGGAGGGGGGGATAATTTGTTTTTATAATAATCAGCAAGGGCTTTCATTAGGTTTTCATTCCATTCAGGAACGGGGCCTATAACTATTATTTTTGATTTTGGGGATGCTTCCCTTATTTTATTTACAGTAAATTCTAGTGATGTTATTGAACCTTGCTCGCTATAGATAGCATTCTGACCACGGATAAACCACGTTAACAATACAATGTCAGGCTTAACCCTTTTGATTTCAGAAATCCTTGAGTTGTTAATCGAGATAATATTTCTTCCTTGATCACTCTTTCCTTTTACAAATAAAGGAGGAGCGTTTCCATCAGTCATTTGGCTAATGACATAGTTGCTTCTATGCTCTGATAGGTAATTGGATAGACCACTATACAAAGCGGCAGCATAAGAATCCCCAATAATGAATATGTTTTTATTTTGATTCTTTATACATGAATTCGAAATTGCTTTTTCGATACTTACCGAGTGACATACCCCAGCACGCAGCAGTTCTTGAAATTTATAAAAATCGTAAACATCAGTTACAGATGCGTATTCACCAGCAATCCTGTTAATGTCTCTGTTTTTTACTCCGCCTTCAATGTATATCATTGCGCCGATTACACCAACGATTAATATAGATGCGTATAGTGATATGAGGCTGCTTTTTCTTTTGCTGAATCTAATCGGTTTCTCTATGAAAAAGTAGGTTAAAATAGATAAGACAAACGAAATCGCCACAAGAACACACAAGGTTTTATTATTAGGTGTTGATGAAAAAACTGTTTTATAGAAAGAGTAAATTGGCCAATGCCATAGATAAAATGGATAACTTATTTTTCCGATAAAAACGAATGGCTTTGAGCTTAGCACCTTAGAAGATAAATCTGAATTACCATCAGATGCGATAATGAGGGCCGCACCTAAAACTGGCATCAGAGCAATATAGCCAGGGAAAGGTAGTTTATTATCTATTATATACATCGATAGCATTAAGAGAAGAGTGCCGTACAAAGACATGTACCTGAATATATTTGTGTTCACTCCAACAAATTTAATACTGGCAATAATTGCCCCAGCCATTAATTCCCAAAATCGAGACGCTGGGGAATAGTAGTTTGCGCCTCCAGGGGTATCCATTGTGGCTATGCTACATAAATAGCTTAAGAAATATATTAACACGCATGAGATCAATATTATCTTATGGGTGTTTTTAAATTTAAAGCAAAGAATTATAATGACTGGCCATATTAAGTAAAATTGCTCTTCAATACCAAGAGACCATAAGTGAAGCAAGGGTTTTAGGTATGATTGTGAGTCAAAGTAACCAGACTCACTCCACAATATGAAGTTTGATATGAAAAAAGAGCCTGAGAAAATATGTTTACCTAATGATTTGTAATCACTCTGGAATAAATAAATCCATCCTATAACTATACTGAAGATAAGGACAATCAGTAGCGACGGGAATATTCTTAATGCACGGCGCTTATAAAAGTCAACAAAGCTAAAGTTACTGGTTGAGGATGATTTTAAAATTATAGAAGTTATCAAGTAACCGGATATAACAAAAAATATATCAACACCAACAAATCCACCAGGAATGGCATTTGGGAAATAATGGAAAATGACCACTGATAGAACTGCGATTGCTCGCATTCCATCTATATCTGGCCTGTATTTTAAGTGTTCCAATTTTAATCATCCAAATTATATGAAAATTAAATGCCGCTGCCACCTTGTATGCGGGAACGGACTCCGGCAGGTTACCCGATTGGTCATGCCGGAGGCAACTGGTAGAGATTGTAACCTCTTATGTGGGGGCAAAAAAAAGGGCATTTTTTGAGTAAGTTGGCGGTGATTGGCGTACTAAGGATGATTGCATAACATTATGAAAAATAGGTAAAATATAGGAAAATCAAGAAAATGCAAAAAAGAGGGTTATACCTTACAATGATGTTGGTTCAGTGATAACAGAGTGAGAAACAGTTATGGATGAGGAAAAACAAGCCGTTTTTGACGATGTATGCAGGGTTATTGGACGTGCAGTCGTCATGCTAAAAGAAACTAATCAGCCAGTTACCAAAAACAGCATAAACCTGATGTTGCAAGTACACTCGGATCAGAGTGATGATGCGTATCTGTCAAGAATCTATGCTGTTGCAAAAGATGTAATGGAATAGGGTAATCTGTCCGTTTTTACTGGATTAGGTTTCCTGAGCGGCGTTCTATCCCCGCATTCATGTAGTCGATAGCCTTTTGAAGCTCTTCTACGAGTGCAGCCGCCCGCGTACGAGAGATACAGATAAACTGGTCAGGAAAATCTTTAATTGGCCAGTTTGGTATACAGGCCATGTTATCTGTAAATGAAGCAGACAAGTAAACTTCATTAGTAAGAAGGGAATAGCCTACTTCAAAACTGGCGAGCTCGGGTAAGCTGCTAACGTTGGATTCTCTGTTTTTCATAGAGGGTCTCGATACTGTGTTTTTATACAGTCATTATGTTGAGTAGCAGATCATCAGTCAAGAAATTGTGCATAATTCAGAAGAATATCGATGGTTGTGTTATGTATAACATATTGTTTTTCATATGCTTCATGCAATGCTGTTATTCTTTTTTATTGTGTTATCGTATTGATTTTAAATAGTTATTTTTCGGTCTTGAAAACCGGCGACCCGAAAGGGTTCTAGAGTTCGAATCTCTACGCTTCCGCCAAATTTAACAAGGGGTTAGCTAAATGCTAGCCCCTTTGTTTTTTGAGCAGAAGAATAAAGAAAGAATATTCAAAAAGAATACCGCTCACCCCCACTTGCATAAAAAATCACTTCTTCCCTATTACCGGGCGATCAAGCGTTGGGCTAATTTGTACCTTCCTATCATAAATAAGCACTTGGCTTTCCGTCTTGTGTCCGCTGAAAATCTGCTTATCCCTACTACTCCCTTCAAAATCTGAAATAGCTTTTGCCTTAATGTCATGGAACGTGTAATCCAGTTGTCGATTAAGTTCACTCTGTGCTGCCCGCACGGCCTTTAGCCAGCGATTATTGAATGTCTTGCGGATGAACTGCCCACGATCGCTGTTATAGAGAACCAATGCGTCAGGTGAAAGCTTCGGACATGCTGCCTGTGCCGTTTCCAGTGCTTCCTGCAGGCGAGGTGTCCAGACCTTTATCTGTTTTTTCCCGGTTTTGCCCTGTTGGATAAAAATCCCTTTATCAGATATTTGCATCCAACGTAGCTCGAGTACGTCAGCTTGTCGCGCGGCACATAAGTAAGATATTTCCATTGCAGCTCTGACGACGTGATCAGCATGTTTATAGATTGCCAGATAGTCTTCGTCAGTGATGTATTGCTCACGAGCCTTGAGAGAAAATTTGCTGACGCCGGCACAGGGGTTTCCCTTAACGTATCCGCGCTCATATCCCCAGCGGTAAACGCGAGACATGCTGCTCATTTCCTGGTTGGCCTGGTTTTTACTTTGCAGACCACGACGATCCATAAACTGGCGCACGTCTTCTGGTTTGATTATGTCAGCTTTAACCTTGCCGAATACAGCAAGTAGTTTTTTCTGATGTTGCAGATAGTCACGCTGGGTACGTATTGCCAGTTCTGTGTAGTAGGCGCTTTTCAGAAACATTCCCCAGAGCTTTTCGAACGTCATTACATCTGAATAATTGCGTCGTTCTTCCTCATACCGTTTCCATAAAGCTGACATAGTGAGAGTGATTGGCCCCAGTGTCACGGTCTCCCGTGACGTGGGTTTGTAGTAGTAACGCGTTTTTGTTTTGGATACGCGCGGCGGCAGTTTGTTATCTCCAGGATCCTTTCTTCTGCGCCCCATTTAAATAGCTCCGAAATCGGGTTTTTCTTCTGTGCTGGTCTGTACGGTGATCTGTCCGTTCAATACAGCGTTAATGTGCGTCCAGGTAACCATCGGGCGACCTTCCCGATCGGGTATGTACGAGACGCCGCCACGGTCGAGAATTTCCCTTTGTTTGGATGCTTTCTGATAACCGGTAAACTCAATCAGTTCTGCGTCTGTTAGCAGATCGTTTTCTCTGGTCATGTTGGTCTTTCCTCATCATCCGGTACACGGCGTCATCAGCATCACTGCATGCGTGTTCGATGTCGGACTGGGTCAGGGTCTTCTTTCGTACGCTTGCCGATAACCGGCCAATCTTTATATCGAAATCTGTGAGCAGAGTAGCTCCGGGTTGCCATCGCAGCATTGCAGCCTCCTGTGTTGGGTGAGGCCACAATGCTAGCGATA